GGTTGGAACCCAGCTGCCTCAGGAGGTGGAAGTGCAATAGGTATTGCCCCAATAACAGGAGAAACAACAACAATTCAAGGTAATGCTGGTTCTGCTGGTGCTGGTGCCTCTAGTTCTTATGCTAATGGTGGCGGTGGCGGTGGAGCTAGTGTAGGAGGAGGACCTGCAAGTTCCTCAGGCAGTGGTGCTGGTGGAAATGGTGCAAGTAATGATATAACAGGTGCACCTCTAACTTATGCTGGTGGTGGTGGAGGATTTGCTCATAATTCTGGAACAGCGGCTAGTGGTGGAACTGGCGGTGGAGGTAGTGGTACTGCTGGAACTGATGGATTAGGAGGCGGAGGTAGTGCCTCAGGCGGTGGTGCTGGAGATGGTGAAGATGGAGGAGATGGGGTTGTTATGTTTAAATATAAATTCCAATAGAAAAGATTAATAATTTATTCATAATATAATTGTCGAGGAGGTATGAGAGTAAATAACATTGTAATTGTAGGTGGTGGCACAGCAGGATTTATGACAGCCACAACTTTTGTCAGATTATTCCCAGATAAAAAAATCACCCTAATTGAATCCCCAAATATCAAGACAGTTGGAGTTGGTGAATCAACAATAACACAATTTAGACAATGGTTATCATTAGTAAGAATAAAAGATGAGGATTTTATGAAAGAATGTAATGCAATATACAAATTCAGTTTAAGATTTACAAATTTTCATAAGAAAAAAAATAGCAAAATAGATTACCCCTTTGGGAATCCATTATCAATAGATGAAAATGGTTTTAATTTATGGTATTTCAAAAAAATAATTTACCCTAAAACTGGATTGAATGATTACGCAGATTCATATTATCCAATAATGTCTATGGTCAACAATAATAAAATTTACACAGGCAAAGAATTAGGGAATTATAATTTTAAACGTGATACAGCATTTCATTTTGACGCAACCAAATTTGGTATATGGTTAAGAGATAATGTATGTAAGGGTAAAATCAATCATATTAAATCAGAAGTAAAAGAGATTAAAACAAACAAGAATGGAATAGAATATTTAGAGTTAGAAAATGGCAAATTAATTACAGGTGATTTATTCATAGACTGTACAGGATTCAAATCATTGTTATTAGAAGGTGCATTAAATGAAGATTTTATTCCATATAATGACATAATACCTAACAATAAGGCATGGGCTACTCATGTAAACTATACCGATAAGAAGAAACAATTAGAACCAACGACTAATGCAACTGCATTAAAAAATGGGTGGGTATGGAATATACCACTTTGGTCTAAGATTGGAACAGGGTATGTTTATTCTGACAAATACACAACAGATGAAAAAGCATTAATAGAATTTAAGAAACATCTAAAGAAAAATAAACATGATATATCTAACTGTAAATTCACTAATATTCCAATGAAGATCGGTATTCATAAGAGATTGTTTGTAAAGAATGTCGTGGCAATAGGATTGTCGGCAGGGTTCATTGAGCCATTAGAAAGTAATGGATTATACACAGTACATGAATTTTTACATTATTTAACTAGATTGTTTGAAAATGAAGTTATAACACAATGGAGTAGAGACAATTTTAATTATTCATGTAGAAATACATTCAATAATTTTGCAGAGTTTGTTAGTATGCACTATGCTTTATCTGAAAGAGATGATACAGAATATTGGAGGGCAAATAATGATAGGGTATATGATAAAACATTATATGATTTACAACCCACACAGCATAGGGGTTTTAGAGAAACAATAATCAATAAAATGTATAATAACAGATATGATTCATTGCATGGAATTTCTTGTATTTTATCAGGAATGAATAATTCACCTCTAAGTGATAATACATTAAGATATGGTAATTTTGTTGAGGAGTTTGATTACACTCCATATATGGTATCAATAAAGGCACTTGATGACCGTAAAAAGTATTGGAATGATGTGGTAAAAGACTCACCAACTCTATATGAGTACCTAAAAAAGGAGGTGTATAATGTATAACGATAACTATAACACAAAATGTCCATGCTGTTCTTGGAAATTCTACGTGGATTCAGACTATGACGGTCATGCAATATGCGTGAAATGTGGAAGCATATTTAACCATCATAATATATAAAGTACGTACTTTATTATATCATACGTGGCAACGTGTTTAGGTCATAATCATGGTACGGGATGTTTTAAAAATTCAAAATCTCCAAAATCCAAAAATTGGAAGGAACATCAATTCTGTTACAAATGTTTTTGTATTATAATACTAAAGAAAAAACCACATAAGGGACACGGTGGGAAATACCTGACAGAGCCAAAAAGTGGCGATTTATATCTAATTAATACGCAATCCAAAATTAATAATAACTAGGAGAAGTACAATATAGCATGACTTGGCGAACTAGATTGACTAATGGTTTATCCAAGATGGGTGTTATTGAAAATAACAACTCCCGTGCATTTGCTAAAGTCAACGTCCCTAAGCTACCTTTAGGAGAGTTACAGAGCTTAATGGAAATGTCTCCTGGATTGTCTCAACCTGTTTGGGGTCCAGAGATTTCCACCGTCGGTGCTTATTCAAGGGAAGGATATACCTCCCGAACATTTGATACCCCAGCTGTCCCATTTAGAACACAAAAAACAGGATTACAGTTAGACGAAGATACTCAACTTGCAGTTAATCACCTCTCATCTCAGGTCACAGGTGGAGCTCACTATATCAAAGCTGAAAAAACTTTCGTCGTAGATCACTTTAAGAAATTTACAAGAGACTTGCATTTTGACACACTTGACACCGAATTGGTAAAAGAGTTATTATGGTATGGCAATTCCGTATGGAAACCAAGAATGGGAATACAAAATGTAAGATCATTTAAAGACTTGATGCACATTCCAATTTCCTCCTTCTCAAGAATTTGGTGGGACAGACAAAGAACTCCATACAAGTATGAGTTCAGAGGAGCAGAATATCAGGGGTATCACAATCCTTCAGAAATATTACACTTTACCTGGAACAGGGTTGACGCTTCAGCATTTGGTACTGGCTTTGCAGTTTCCATGACTTCCCCAAGATTGTTTAATATGCCTATCAACGGTGGAGAAACAGAACAAAGAGAATTACAATCCTTGTTAGATAGAAAATATGCCACTCAATACACCATGCAATTGGCCGAGCAAAGATATGTTTCTCACAACCTGTGGACAGTAGAAGCTGGGGACGAATCCCAGAGAAGCAACTTGCAATCACAAGTTGAGAATTTAGATATAGGTCAAGATGTAATTGCTGGAACTAAAGTAGAAGTTCAAGAGTTAGGTAGTCAGGCAAGAAATTTCAACCCAGAACAATTTACTGATCTTACGATTGGTCCAATATTCAAGGCATTAAATGATTTCAGAGGTAAACAGGGATCTTCAGAATCCCATCAGTTTGCCAATGCTAGATCTTCAGCTGCATTAGATGAGATTGGATTATCAGCTTTCCCAATATCAATTAAAGAACAATTAATGGAAAAAATCTTCAAGCCATGGTATGAGGCAAACCCGTTGCCTGATCCAGAAACAGGAGGAATGACTTGGCTAACATGGGACGATCTTAAATTTGAGATAGAGTTTGGCAAGGTAGAGAAGAAGGACATTCCCGTACAAGACCAAATCAAACTATTGGAATTATACATGAACTCTCCATTACCTAAAGATCCAGTGGTATTGAATAATTTGTTCGTACAAGCAGGATTGGGAATTACCAAGGACATGGACGAGCAATTGGAACAAATGTATTCCCCCGAACAATTATACATGAATCAATTAATGTCAACTCCAACCGAGCAAGACCAACCTCAAGAGAACAATTCCAATCTTCCACAGAATGATATGGGAGGAGGACCAGTTGACAACTTTAGCAATCAAACCATGGGTACTCCACCTCAAAGTGACGAGATATACAACTCCATGATCCAGTCCACAAGGGGTGATTTTCAAAATAATTTTAAGCAATCAAACAAATCACAACATTGGAGACAAGGTGATTATGTTGGATAATTGTGAAATCTGCGGAGATATTATACATGAATCTACTGACCACCCTTTCTTACCTAAGGTTACTGAAGTTAACAATAATATCAAAGATTTAGACGAAGGAGGACTAGGAAGTGGGAGATCCCCAGAAGGAGGAGCAGACAACGGAGCTGGCTCACCTGGACCACTGATATCATTTGAGACCTCAAGCGTTCCAGGCAGTTTAGCTCCAACGAGCATAGGTGCAAAACGCTACTTGGAAGCATTAAAAGTACAATTAATGGATGCAAAATTAAATTGTCCATGCCAGAAGAAACATTAACTAAAATTCTTCAAATGAAGGAATACCTACTTAGTAGGGGGATTCCTCATGAAGAAGCCCAAAGAGCTG